GTTTTGTGCGCGAAAACCCAATTGCTGATGACAAAAGTGAAAAAGCAATTCGACGCTTTATTATTGGTCCTCAGATTTTCCAGACTATCAAGTCAGCATTGATGGATCCAGAGTTGGAAGAACTTCCAACTGACTACGAGCGTGGTTTAGACTTCCGCGTAAGTAAAACACAAAAAGGCGGATACGCTGACTATTCCACATCAAAGTGGGCTCGCAAAGAGACTCCACTTACTGCACAGGAAGCAGAAGCAATTGAATCACAGGGTTTGTATAACCTAGGTGATTTCTTGCCAAAGCGTCCAAGTGAAGAAGATCTCCGTGTAATGAAAGAGATGTTCGAAGCATCAGTAGATGGACAAAGCTATGACGTAGAGCGTTGGGGCAACTACTTCCGTCCAGCAGGTATGTCAAAGCCAGAAGGTTCTTTGGGCTCAGCACCAGCACCACAGGCAGCACCTGCACCGGCAGCGCCAGCAGTATCACAAGACGTTCCTTTTGAAACTGCACCAGCAACGCCAACTGCACCAATTGCAACTCCTGCTCCAGCAGCAGATAGCGGCAACAAAGCAGAAGACATTCTTGCTATGATTCGTAGCAGACAGTCTGCATCTTAACTAGCAGTGAGGGCAAGGTTTTTTCCTTTCTCCTTGCCCTCACTTTTTAAAGGACTATTTTAATTGAAAAATATAATAGACTATAGAAACGGGGCAGGCGGAAACACCATTCTTGCACACATACTTTTTGCATGTAATAAAGTAGATACACTATTTAATAATATAACCAGTCCAAATGATGGACAGGGTAATGTACACAGGATTTATAAATATAACAACACAAATCTTGATGCGCAACATTATAATGAATTATATTTTGACGAATGTAATATTGTGTTAGAAATTAAAACACACGATTGGAGTGAATTGCTCAAAACAAAATTTTCCTACGACAAATGGTGGCAAGCCCATCCAACTGTGGAAAACTATAAGAAATTTTTTGATCTTGACTTTACTAGTTTTGCAGAAGAATGGATAGAGTTTTACGAAAATTACAAAGATCCATCTTGGCCAGAATGCAAGAGCTACAAAGACCTACATTTACTTCCACAGTATATGCAAAATGAAATAAAAAGTGTGTATAAACCTGCAGTAAATGTAGTTACACAAAATAACTTTGTAGAACTTTTGCAAAAAAGTTATTTTGACCAACTAAAATACTGCAAAGAGACTTGCGATGTACCACTAAATGGTAGCATTATATACGATCTTGGAGAATACTATTTTGACCAAAATTTTGATAAATTAAAAGAAGTTGCTGAGCTGCTAGGCTGGAGTTGGAACAAAGCTCAAAGCAATAATTTTTATAGTTGGGTACTAAGCCAGAATAAAAGATACCTAATTTGGCTTGACCAAATGAAAAAACAATGTTATAGTAACACTAATAAATGCACATTAGATTGGGAAATAGCATACCAAAATGCAATAAAAGAACATATAGGAGAACACAGTGGGTAAACCATTTGACGTAAGCAAGTTCCGCAAGGACATTACTAAAAGCATTGACGGGTTGTCAATTGGCTTTAACGATCCTACAGACTGGATCTCAACAGGCAACTATGCACTAAACTATTTGATCTCAGGCGATTTCCACAAAGGTGTGCCACTAGGCAAAGTTACGGTGTTTGCCGGAGAATCAGGCGCAGGTAAAAGTTACTTTGCCTCAGGTAATATTGTAAAAGCAGCACAAGAACAAGGTATTTTTGTTGTGCTTATTGACACAGAAAACGCACTTGATGAAAGTTGGCTAAAAGCACTAGGCGTAGACACAGATGAAAGCAAATTGCTTAAACTAGCAATGAGCATGATTGATGATGTTGCTAAAACCATTTCAACATTCATGAAAGATTACAAAGCAATGGCAGACGGCGAACGTCCCAAGGTGTTGTTTGTTATTGACAGTTTGGGCATGATGCTTACTCCCACTGATGTTAATCAGTTTGAATCAGGTGACATGAAAGGTGACCTAGGCAGAAAGCCCAAAGCACTAACAGCATTGGTGCGTAACACTGTAAACATGTTTGGCAGTTATAACGTTGGTATGGTATGTACCAATCACACATATGCAAGTCAAGATATGTTTGATCCAGATGACAAGATCTCAGGCGGTCAAGGCTTTATCTATGCAAGCTCTATTGTTGTTGCAATGCGCAAACTCAAACTCAAAGAAGATGAAGATGGCAACAAGATTTCTCAAGTTAAAGGTATTCGTGCAGCATGTAAAGTTATGAAAACACGCTACGCTAAACCGTTTGAAAGTGTGCAAGTTAAGATTCCTTATGAAACTGGCATGAATCCGTATAGTGGACTTGTTGATCTTGCTGAAAGCGTTGACTTGCTTAAAAAGTCTGGCAACAGACTGAGCTTTATCAAAGCAGATGGCGGCGAGATTATTCAATTCCGCAAAGCATGGGAACGCAATGAAAATGGTTGCTTGGATGAATTAATGCTAGAGTTTACAAAACTTGCTAACGAGGTAAGTATTCCTGACGAAACTGAAGCGACAGCTGAAGTATTTGTGGACGAAATCGAAGAAGCACAGGAGTAAACAACAAAATGTCATTAGAGCTAGCTGCAATGGTGTGGAAAGAATGCCGCACTTCAATAATTGACAATGGCGATATTAGGGAAGCTGCTGACGGAGTAGTAGCAATCTTAATGGAACATCACAGCGCCGACGAAATCCGAGATGCATTCAAATTTGATGGCGCAATCAAAATGGCTGTTGGTGACTATCTTGGAGAACATGATGAGGACGACATCGAAGAGGAAGAGGAAGATGAACTGCTTGACCAATTCAACGATGACGGCGAATTTGACTACGACGAGTATTAATACACATGTGGTATAGCAAGGTAACAAACAATCTTGGTAACATTCCTGGCTTTATTACACATTTTGAAGCTGAACTGGAAGTTGCCAAAAGTGAATGCCGGGTCGGCGGCCTTATCGAGAAAAACATCAAAGCATTGCCGGGTATCACTGAGCATCGTTTCAATCAACTACAAGAGATTGAAGCAGTGCTTAACTACCTCAACATACAACTGCGTAAGATCAGACGCAAGCACTTTCAAAAGTATTTGGAAGGATATGCTAGAGCGTTAACAAGTCGTGATGCTGAAAAGTATGTAGATGGCGAAGATGAAGTTATTGACTTTGAAACGCTGATTAACGAAGTTGCATTATTGCGCAACAAGTATTTGGGTATCATGAAAGGCTTAGACACCAAGCAGTGGCAAATGGGTCACATTGTGCGTCTGCGCACAGCAGGAATGGAGGATGTGCAAGTCTAATGCGTATACGTTACATCAACAATACAACTGTTTTTTATGATATTTGGAAATGGATACCCACTCAAGACTTGCGTAATGGCGACATAGCAAAATACGTCCTTGATGATCTTGCAAAAGCAAATATCTCAGTTGATAAAGTAAAAGACTTTACCTGGATAGTTGATACTCATGCTGAAGGTCATGACGCAGACGACGTTGAGTACTTAAGGCAATACTTAATTGGGCATGGTGTTACTCAGTTTGGAGCAACATATACTTGTTACGTTGATACTGATCAATTGCCTTATCCTGCTGTTTGCCTGTCTAACAAGATGATCTATCATATGGATTGGTATAATCACTTACAACTGCAACAAGTCGATTGGCAAAATATGCCAATGACACACAAATTGGTTTGTCCAATGCGCCGTCCTAGTTTATCACGTGCTCATCTTGCCAAAAAATTATTTGGTATACTTGATCCTAACGAAATAGTTATCAGTTTTGGAACCAATGACGACTATGTTAACGAAGACATAAAGGAAATTATACAGCCGCATCCATACCCTCTTGTAGTTGATCATCCTATTGTAGACAGTAAGCAACAACATCATCTACAACATGAAAAGTTTTACACAGCACCGGTGAAGTTGGTAGTTGAAACCAGCAACGAGATAGATCCTTATGTGTGGAAAAGTCAATTTATAACTGAAAAATCATATAAAGCACTGTGCTGGCGGCAGCTTCCTGTATGGTATGCAGTACCTGGGCTGGTTGACCGTATAAGAGAACAAGGGTTTGATGTTTTTGACGATGTAATCGATCACAGTTATGATCTTGAAGTCGATCCTTGGAAACGTATGGCAATGGTTATCACTGAAATTAAACGGTTAACAGTGTTGAATACTGTACAACTACGCAGAGATGTTTGGTTACGCCTAGAAAGTAATGCTGACTTAATAAACAGCATACATAATACTGCATACAGTCAACATCAGTCTAAAATTACAGGATTAATAAATGAGCTCATTCGGTAGTCCACAAGAAAAGCAAGAACACAGTTTTAAAAATGTACTGAGTTACATGTACGGATATGATGATTTTATGGATAGTGTTGGGCGTGTAGTTGATCTTGGCTGCGACGTTGAAGCAACCAACATGCTGTGGTGGGCAAATGCTACCACAAAAGACGAAACACAAACTCCACTAGGAATTAAATGTATTGGAGTTAACACATTTGAAAAACTCAATGTCAAACACAATAGCATATCATATCAAAATTATGACATTGAATCTTTAAACAGTGTTAAAAAACCATTTGATATAGTATGGTGCTATGATCAATTGCAATACTTGTTAAATCCATATCAAGCACTATCAAATTGGTGGTATATTGCAGACACAGATGCTATGTTGGTACTGGCAGTACCACAAACTGTCAACACAGAATATCACATTCAAGAATACAATCTAGCCTTAAGTCACAAGTATCACTATACCATGCCTCAATTGATCTATATGCTGGCTGTCAGCGGATGGGACTGTCGCAGCGGATTCTTTAAGAAAACACCTGGAGACCCGTGGCTATATGCAATTGTGTACAAGAGCAATATTGAGCCAATGGATCCAAAAGAAACCAACATCTATAAACTTGCAGAGCAAACAGAATTGTTGCCTCAGTGTGCAGTTGATGGCATTCACAAGTACGGAAAACTAAGACAGCGTGACCTGATACTTCCATGGTTGGACAAAAACATCATGATCATGGAGCAGCATTAATGAAGACCAATGTGTTTTTGAAAATTGACAGAATGGATATGCATGCAGTACATTGCTTGCGATTCTGGCTGGAAACATTCAAAGACTATCCTACTTGGATACTGTGTGATAGAACTGAAGAAGATGGCAGTCGACCTAGAATACTGGACACCTGTTTTGTTGACTATCCACAGACAAAGTTTGTTGCCAGCGACAGAAGTCTAGTAAGCTATCTTGCTGAACTAAAGCCTCGCAAACGCAACATGGCAACTGCTAACCTAACAGGCTTTGAACTTAGCCGTGACAACAGTGATTGTTTTTGGATGATTGATGCTGATGACACACAGTTTTTAACACATCGTTGGGATGCACTAAATGAAAAATTGCACAACGCTGAAAACTATTTGGCAGAACACAAACTGGACGGATTCAGTTTAGACTTTTACAGCACACACAATGCTGGATGGACATTTGGAGTAGCACTGTTTCGCAGCGATCTAAACTGGACCGAGTTAACACAAGTCAAAGGTTCAGAAATGCGCGACTTTATGTTTCCACGCAACATTGATGCAGCGTTTCACTGTATGAGAGAGCGCGGCGCTTGGAAACTTGAGAGCTTTGTATTCTCCGGCATGAGCTTTCAGCATGTTTACAACAACTATCCAGACATGGTTAATGGAGTGTACTACTGGAACAAAGGCAAGCTGTGGGATATTCCACTACCAGAAAGAATTGTCAGTATCTAAATGGGAGAAAACATGAGTAAAACCGTAAAAGAAAGAATGGCGGAACTTTGCCAACCAATTGATCAACAAATTATGATGTGCGATGATCGTGAAGATGTTCTAATGATGGCATGTGCAATGCTTATGAAAGTTAAAACAATTTTGGATGCACAAATAGGCATCGAAGGCCGCAAAAGTCTAATAGCAGATTCTAACAATGACTAATACAGTATGCTAAACGTTATAGTACAAGCAGGCGGCCGCGGTAGTAGACTGCGTCACCACACATGGAACAAGCCCAAATGCTTGGTCAGTGTGCATGGTAAGCCGTTGCTGTATCATTTGTTTGACAAGTTTCCAGATGCACGTTTTATTATCATTGGCGATTACTTGTATGAGCAGTTGCAAAACTATTTAGAAGTTGATCCTCCTGCAGCAAAATATGAATTGATACACACTGATCAAAAAGGAACTTGCTCGGGCATTGATATGGCACTGGCTATGATACCTGCTGATGAACCAGTATTGCTCACTTGGAGCGATTTGATTATTAACGACCTTGCTGAGTTTCCAGAACACACAAACAAGCCTATAGTATACTTAACTGATGCATTTACCTGTCGCTGGAGCATGCAACCTGATGGACTGGCAGAAGTTCCTAGCGAGACTAACGGTGTCCCAGGAATATTTTATTTTGCTGAACGTCAACAGTTTCCAACACCTCCGCACAGTGGAGAGTTTGTCAAATGGTTTAGTCAAAATGTCACTGACTTTAACACAGTGCCAGCAAACGCACTGGAAGAACTAGGCGACTTTGGCACCATTGAGGATAACAACAGCAAGTTGGGCTTTTGTAGATTCTTTAACAAAGTTGACATTCGTGATTCAGTTGTGGTCAAAGAAGCAATTGATCTGGATTATGCACATCTGATTGCACAAGAAATTGTTTGGTACAAGGCTGCTGAAGATTTAGGATTTGGTCGTATACCTGTGGTAAACAAACATGCTGAACAACTTACCATGAGTCGTATACAAGGTAATCATGTGTGGGATATTGAAAATTTAACTGAACGTGAGCAGCGCAGTATACTCTCTGACATCATTTACACACTGCAAGACTTGCATGATAGAGGTCGTGAAAGCAGTGTTGACAGTGAAGTACGCAATGTTTATATCAATAAAACACAAACCAGAGTGAGCAGTGTTAGCAGAATTATTCCAGGTTTTGACAGAGAAAGTTTCACTGTTAATGGTGTAAAGTGCATTAACTATTTTCACAGCAAATACACTTATATGTGGGATGAAATCAACGAAGCATTGCAGCCCACATGGTTTACACCCATACACGGCGATCCAACATTTTCAAATACCATAATTGATCACAATCTCAAAGCATGGTTCATTGATCCAAGAGGATATTTTGACAAGCCTGGCATTTATGGTGATCCTGTTTATGACTTTGCCAAGGTATACTACAGTGCAGTTGGCGGTTACGACAGTTTTAATAGGCGCAAGTTTAAACTGCACATCGACAACGACACATGCGAAATTATCATGGCACCGCCAGCAACAGCCAATGTAGCACAGCAGGTATTTGAAGAATTGCTACCTGAACAAATGGCCAGCATCGAATTGCTACACGGATTGATTTGGCTGGCACTTAGCGGCTATGCCAAGGATGACATTGACAGTGTTATTGGCAGTTTCTATCTTGGACTGTACTGGCTAAACAGAGGAATTAAAAGAATAAAATGATACCTTTTGAACTCAGCGACAATTTAAATCATACTTGGTTCATTGACATGGATGGCACAGTGGTTGAAGTAAGCTATCCTCCCTATGACAACGATAAACTGTTGCCCGGCGTTATAGAACTGTGGGCAAACATACCTAAAGATGATGTTATTGTTATTACCACAGCCAGAGCAAAAGAGTTCAAAGAAAAAACACTAAAGATACTAGACGATAACAATCTACGCTATGATCACACACTGTTTGATTTAGCACACGGTGAGCGTATTGTGGTAAATGATAATAAAGAACACGGACTACAGTGTGCTATTGCATGGAACGTGAAACGCAACGGAGGATATCCACAGTGACTGAAATGACTGCAACAAAACAAGCAAAGCTGGAACGCATCTTTGCACTAGAAGATGAAATTGCCTATGCAAAAAGTCAATTACTTCCACAAGATACAGGACATATTAGCACAGCAATTGGTTGGTTAGGCCGTCGTGTGCGTGAATTAAAGGATAATCTAGATGCCTGATAACAGAAGAACTAATACCCAGCCAGGAGACTTTATTCCTGGAGTCAAATTTAAAGATGTTGAATATACCATTGTGCTGGTCACCGGCGGGTTTGATCCACTACACAGTGGCCACATTGAATATTTCAAAGCCGCTTCCAGCTATGGTAATATACTGCTAGTAGGTGTTAATTCGGACGCCTGGCTAGCAAGAAAGAAAGACCGCAGTTTTATGCCCATTGATGAACGTGCAGATATTATCAGTCACTTGGGAATGGTTGGTGGTGTTGTGCGTTTTGATGATGAATTTGATGCTGATGGCAGTGCAAAAAACTTTATTGAAATGACATTGAAAAATTATCCTACTGCCAAGATAGTGTTTGCCAATGGTGGCGACAGAACAGACACCAACATTCCAGAAATGGATATTCAGGATGAACGATTAAAGTTTGTGTTTGGAGTCGGCGGCGAAAACAAAAAGAATAGCAGTAGTTGGATTCTCAAAGAATGGCAAGCACCTAAAACAGAACGAGAGTGGGGACACTACCGTAACTTATACAAAGGTGATGGCTTTCAAGTTAAGGAACTGGTTATTGCTCCGCACAGTAAGTTAAGTATGCAGAGGCACAAACACCGCAGTGAAACTTGGAACTTGGTTAGCGGCGAAGCATATGTGTTAACAAGTACCAACAACAGTGATCCTACTGACGGTGCAAGACGACAACTGCTTACTCCTCCGAACCCTGTGGATATTCCTCGTGGTGTATGGCATCAAGGTGTTAATGACAGCGACGAACCGGCACACATTGTTGAAGTGTGGAAAGGCTCAAGCGAACTGTTAGGAGAGGATGATATAGAACGATGGGATTAAAAGATCCAATAACAGTTTATATTGGCTGGGATAGTCGAGAACCTATTGCAGCTGAAGTGTGCCGTTACAGCATACTGAAGCATGCAAGTATTCCTGTAAACATACAGTTTCTCAAACAGGACAACCTGCGCATGCGTGGCTTTTACAGTCGAGATATTGATGCACTTGCCAGTACAGAGTTCACATTTACACGTTTCTTAGTGCCAGCACTGAATAACTACACCGGCACTGCTATCTTTATGGATAGCGACATGGTATTTCTTGAAGATATTGCCGAACTGTTGGAAGAAGTTGATACATCAAAAGCAGTAACCTGTGTGCAGCATGACTATACTCCTCCACCAGGAATAAAAATGGATGGCAAACAACAGTTAGCATATCCTCGAAAAAACTGGAGTTCCATGATAGTGTGGAACTGTGCGCACAAGAGCAATCGAGCAGTAACAGTTGACCTTGTTAACGATCCTGAAGTCACTGGTGCTTATCTGCATCGATTCAGTTGGCTCGAGGACAAAGAGATTGGCTTGCTAGGTCCACAGTGGAACTGGTTGGTAGGTTGGTACATTGAGGGCAGAGACGGCGAGCCAAAACTGCTACACTACACCGAAGGCGGTCCATGGTTTGACAACTGCAAAGACTGTGATTATGCTGAAACTTGGAATATGTATCACAGTGAATATCTTGAAAGCAAGCACAACCCAACATGCAATGTGCAAGATTTAGCACTACCAAACAATTTAAAAGACAGCATACATGAATTAATCCGCGCATGCTATGATCCGTACAACATTTTCTACGACACTGACATACACACAGCAACCAAACGTTTATCAACTACATACTTAAAACCTGGAACAATTGGTATCATTGATGCAGGCAGCGAACCCAGTCCAGATATGCCAGAAAAAACACGAGAGGAGTTAAAGTTGGATGTAATATTAGAAAGTTTTTTGCTTGGCAGCAATGGAGTATTTGCAAACAGTAAACACATTGATAACAATCCGGTATCAACACCTGTTGTAGTCAGAGGTATTGCCAAAAAGAAAGTGATGCACCGTTGCCTTGAACAAGGCAGAGACTTTTACTATATTGATACAGGATACTTTGGAAACTACAAACACAAAAACTATCATAGAATTACTAAAAATGCATTGCAATACAGTTTGCCGTTAAAACCTAATTGCCGAAGTGATAGATTTGAAGCAACTAACACAACCATTAATCATTGGACACCCGGCAAAAACATTTTGTTGTGTCCGCCCAGTCAAAAAGCACTCAGTTACTGGGGAGTTGACTTGCAGGAGTGGTTAGACAGCACCATTGCAGAAATCAAAAAATATACCGACCGCCCTATTGTGGTTAGAGAAAAACAAAGCCGCCACACCCGAGTCAATGTCGACACAATGGAAATGGCCTTGTCAAATGATGTGCATTGTATGGTAACCTACAACAGCATTGCAGCCGTTGAAAGTTTGATCTTTGGCAAGCCGGTGTTTACCATGGGACCTAATGCAGCACAACCATTGGCCAATAGAAATCTTGCACAAATTGAAAAGCCGTATATGCCATCAATTCTAGAAGTTGAGCAATTGTGCAACAATCTAGCATACAATCAATTTACACCCAAAGAAATGCAAGACGGAACTGCCTGGCGTATTCTTCAGGAGAACTACAGTCAATGAGCCAATGGGATTATGATGTTGTTGTTTACTTGAGCAGCTTGCCCAAGATACGCAACCACAATATCAAAGTTCAAGTTATGAGAGCATTTGCTGACGGCGCCAGTCACTGCGGTGCTCGTGTGTTGGTTGACGAAAACCTACGAAACCGCCAATTACATCGTGCAAAACTGGCAGTGATTATTGGCTGGGTTGGCATGAACTATAGCGGTCCACACATCTATCACAGAGAAGCTATTATTAATCACCAACGCACAATCGGCGGCAGAGTAATGAGCATTGACGGCAGTTGTTTTAAATTTCATCCGACAAACGAAAATGAATGGTTGCGTTACAGTCTTGACAGTGTGTTTTACAACGTAGGCGAATATGCCAATAGCAATAGCAACAGCAATCATTGGTCTATGGTTCGTGACAGTTTGCGCTTAGAATTAAAGCCTTGGCGCAATCATGGTGATCATATTTTGATATGTTTGCAGCGCGATAACGGTTGGAATGCCAAGGGCTTTGATCAAATAGCCTGGATTCAAAAAACACTAAAAATTATACGCAGTCAAGTAGGTACCTGTATCAAAATAAGACCGCACCCTGGAACTATAGACAAGCCATGGGCAACATTGATTGGTAGTTATCCAGATGTAGAAATTGTTGACAGTACACACCGTACACTTCAGCGAGATGTTAAAGGTGCAAGAGCCGCAGTGTTTTACAACAGTTCGAGCAGTGTACTCAGTGTGCTAGAAGGTATACCTACATTTGTTACAGAAGAAAGTGCAGTAACTTGGGATGTAGCCAATCACAATACTAGAAATATTGACAATCCTACTATGCCAGATAGAGAGCAGTGGTTAAACAATTTGTGCCAAGCGCATTGGACTATTGCACAAAGTCGCAATGGCGAAATCTATCGCCATTTTTTACCTCATTTACCAGCCTAGTATACAGTCGTTGTTGACTTTGGCTAGCTCAATCATGCCCCAGCTTTCAAGCAGTTCAACTGCACCATACTGTGTGTCTTCAGTGATGCCTGTATCCTTGTGCAATTTTTGCTCAACCACAATCACTGGTTTGTGTTTTTTAACAGTTTGTTCAGCACCTTCTAGTATTGTTAGCTCGTATCCTTCACAGTCAATCTTGATATAGTCAATACTATCAAATTTCAAAGTGTCCAGTCGCCACATTTCAATGTTGCCGGTGCCAATGGTTCTGTTGTCAACATGACTGTGGCCAGTATTGCCTTCAGTGACAATCATGTCAATGGTTGTGTTAACTGAGCCAAGTGCATAAGGACGTATGTCAATATTGCTAGCAGTAACATTTTTGATCAAGCAATTGCGAAAGTCTGCTACAGGTTCAAATGCAATTACGTTTTTAAAACGATTGCACAAGTCGCGGCTCCACAATCCTATGTTGGCACCAATATCCAGTGCTACTCCTGTATCTTTGACAAAACGCAAACTTTTGCTACGCACAGGTTCTTGATACACTGGTTTAAAACC